GAACCTATCTTTCCAACAAATATCAAGATTTACTTTTGTATGGATGTTTGGTAAATGCATATGGATACTTGAAAGGGCCAGCAGATCTGATACAATACTATACGCAGGCTTATCAAGTTGCGTTACAATCGTATGCGATCGAACAACAAGGTCGTAGACGTAGGGATGAATATCAAGATGGAGTTATTCGTACACCTCTTAAATCACCGTTTCCATCGACTTATTAAGGAGATAAAAAAATATGGCAAACGTAATACCTTTTTCATTTCGTGGAGAATTATTCACTGGAACACATAATTTTGCATCTGGAGGAGATAGTTTTAAATTCGCTTTATACACTGCCAATCCTTACACTACATCGAGCACTGTTTATAGTGCAACAAGTGAAGTGAGTGCTTCTGGAACTGGTTATAGTACAACTGGAAATACTTTATCAGGTAATGCAGTCGCTTATGGAACAGCAGTTGCATCTTGTGATTTTGATGATACCTCATGGACAACAGCTACTTTTGCAGCAGCCTATGGAGCAATTTACAATGATAGTCAATCAGATAAATTATGTGTGGTGTTGGATTTTAGTGGAACTAAAACTTGTACCAATGGTACATTTACAATTTCTTTCCCTAGTCCATCTACACCCGCAGATGCTATCATAAGTATGGCTTAAGGAGAATAAAATGGCATTAGTAATAAATGACAGAGTAAAAGAAACCAGTACAACAACTGGAACAGGTACTTTTGATTTAGCAGGTGCCGCAACAGGCTTTGAAACTTTTGTTGCCGGTATTGCAACTGGTAATACAACTTACTATGCAATATTTCTTCAAGGATCTACTGAATGGGAAGTTGGCCTTGGAACGGTAACGGATGCCACTCCTGATACGCTTGCAAGAACTACAGTTATAACAAGTTCTAATTCAGATTCAGCTGTAGATTTTAGTGCAGGTACTAAAGATGTATTTTGTACTTTACCAGCAAGTAAAGCTGTTTATTTAGATGCAAGTGGTGATCAGGTAGGAGGCTTTAGTAGTGTTGCTGGTGACAGTTCGCCACAATTAGGTGGAGATTTAGATGTTGTAACTTACGATATAGTTTCAACTTCAGACAGAGATATTGATATAATTCCAAACGGAACAGGCGATGTGAATCTTGGAGCAGATACAGTCCAGGTTGGCGATAATGATGCTAATGCAACGCTTACTACACAAGGTACAGGGGATTTAATTTTAAATACAAACAATGGAACTAATGCTGGGAATATAACATTATTAGATGGTGCAAATGGTAACATTAATTTAGCTCCCAATGGAACAGGAGAAATAGTTCTTGGGTCAGGATCAGCGGACGGAGATATTACTACTAGTGGTACATACGATTTAATTGTAGACACTAACGGAGGAACCAATGCTGGTAATATTACCTTAACCAATGGGGCAAGTGGTGCAATTACTTTAACTCCAAATGGAACTGGAGTTGTAGATATTGCAGGTTCAATGAACCCCTCTGTGTCTTCGACAGGTAAAGCATTGGTAATGGGGTTTTAAATATGATATTTAAGAGAAAAATATGGCAACAGAATTAAAAACAGATATAATCAGCACAGCTACTCGTAATCAATTAGACATTGAAGTAGCAGAAGAACAGATGATTGTAATAGATGCTGATGGCAACGTACAGGTAGCCACAGCATGGAATCCAAGTTTATCAACAACAGGCAAAGCATTTGTAATGGGGTTTTAAATATGATATTTAATTTTAAATTAATAGGAGAAAATAAACATGGCAAGTGAAGTAATGAAAGTGAAGTTAAATAAAGAACTTTCAAATAGTGAAGTAGATTTACTTACAGTAGCATCTGGGCATACTTATACAATTCTTAATCTATCAATTTGTGAAACGGCCGGTGCCGCAGAAACTTTTGATTTATACGTTCGAGATGATGCTGGTGCTAATGATTATGAAATTTATTCCGATCAAGCCCTGGCTGCCAATGCAACTTTTGAACACACTACCAGGATTGTTCTTGAAGCAACCGATGTGCTTTCAGCTAAATTAGGAAGTACAGGAAATGTTGATGTTGTTATTAGTTATTTAGATCAAACATTATAGGAATATTTATGAGTGGAAAAGTAGGAGATAATCTTTTTAGAGCTTCAGGAGTTATCGCTTCTGCGGCTGCTGATGCCTATGATGATGACCAACTTCAATCGAATATCGCCATGCTTGGATTTAAAGTGGCTGTTAATGGTTCTTTAACTCGATATAATTTAGTCGATCAATCTATAGATGAATATTTTGATACAAGCGGTGTAGATGCCTCAGCTTCTATAAATGAAGCTAGAAGTTTATCTGCACCTTATTATTATTTTGGTGGAACAGTTACTACTCCAAGTGTAACAGAAGATGCTGATGTAACAGGAACAGACGGACTTTATAGCTGGTACAAATGGACTGATACAAGTGGAACAGGTTCTTACGACAATGATACTACACAAGACCATGAATATTTAATTGTTGGTGGCGGTGGTGCTGGTGCTAAAAACCATGCTGGTTCTGGTGGTGCTGGAGGATTATTAACTGCCACAGGATTATCTTTAACAGGTGGAAATGCATATACGGTTACAATCGGTGCTGGAGGTGCGGCTGTTACTAGTGCTTCAGATGGTAATTATGGTAGCGATAGTATTTTATCAGGAACAGGAATAACAACACTAACTGCTGGTGGCGGTGGCGGAGGTGGTGATAATTCTGGAGGAAGTGCTGGTCTTGATGGTCGTGCTACTAATGGAAACGGTGGTGGCGGTGCTTATAATGGTGCTGGTGGTGCAGGAGATGGTGCTGGTTTTGATGGTGGTACACAAAGCACTACTAGTCCACAATATGGTACTGGTGGTGGCGGTGGTGCTGGTGGTGCTGGTGGTGCTGGTACACCTACTGCTGGAGGCGCTGGTGGAATTGGTCTTGCAAACGATATTCTAGAAACTGGAACAGATGTTTATTATGCTGGTGGTGGCGGTGGTGCATCTTATAATGATAATGCTGCAGCGGCGGCTGGAGGAATTGGCGGTGGCGGTGCTGGTTCTGCTAGTGGCCCAGGTGGTGCAGGAACTGCAAATACTGGCGGTGGCGGTGGAGGAGTTCATAACAGTAGTCCAACTAGCGGTGCGGGAGGTTCAGGAATTGTAATTTTAAGAAGATTAACTTCTTCAACAACTGGTGGTTCAGATTTAACTTTACAATCAACTGATGTTTCAGCAGAAGCTGAACCAGATTATGGAGAAATAGTTTTATTAATGGAAGATGGTGAAGGAACAGCTACATTAAATACAGATATCAAAGGATATATTTCAAGAGATTCAGGGACAACTTTCACACAGGGCACATTTGTTGATGAAGGTACATGGGGTACAGACAGAAAGATTTTGGCTTTTCATGATTTGGATATTTCTGCGCAACCAAGTGGAACATCTATGTGTTATAAGGTTACAACACATAATCAAAGTGAAGGTTCAAAAGAAACAAATATTTATGCAACAAGTATAGGTTGGAGATAAAATTAAGCAAGTTACAACAGAATCTATAAAGAAAATAAATATTGCTACAGAAATAATGGGTGAAGAATTAAAAGATTGGATATAATGCTACGTTTTCCCTACCTTAAAAATCTTTTTCCTAAAGAAAAGTGGGATGTAGGTTACATGAGTGCGACTCAATTAAAAATTTGTGCTTATAGTCCTATTAAATGGAAATTGCATGCAATAGGTTCCGATTTTTCTAATGATATTCATTTTACTGGTTTAAGAAATTGTATTGTTTTGATTAAACAAACTGAAGATACAGGTGATTATGGTTTTTATGAAGAAGCTGCCAGTATTATGCGTAAAACTTCTTTAATGTGGCGCATGATCTATACTAATTTTAAAGAAGCTGCTCTTCAAGCTGGTCTGGGAGTAACAGCTAAAAATTCTTTGGTGTATAGCTATCGTTTTGGATTCGACAGTAAAATATGTGTCATTGGCGTTGACGAGACGATTACAAATATTCCAACTAATAAAAGAGTTAATAAAAAATTATGGAATCGTTGTATAGGCTGTTGGGATTGTGCTATTAATTGTCCTGTTAAAGCTATTCATAATGATGGTAACGATATGAAAGATAATTGGCTAGACAGTAGTAAGTGCGATAATTTTATAGGTTTAGGTAACCACCCCACGATTCCCTCAATTAAAAAGTTTTGGCATCAAAATGTTTACCCTGAACTTTCTAAAAAAGAGGTGACTAAATTAAATACCTTTGAAAAAGTTAAAAAAAAATATGGAAAGCCGGGACTTCCTTTTGATAAAAATGGTTACACCATACATCCTTCTTTAGGCGTAAAAAAAAATAATAAACCTGTTCCTGTTTCTATGTGCCGAGAATGTACTTCACAACCACGATGCAGTAAATGGAAGGGACATTATCCCTATTCTAACAAAGATATATCTCAGAATTTGTGAACTTAAAACATAACTATTGGTATTTTTCTAAAGCCATAAAGAAAGAAGAATGTAATAAAATTATCACAGCTTCTTTAAAAAAATCTAAACAAAAAGCCACAATCACAAAAGAGAATACAAAATTAAATTCTAAATATAGAAATTGTTGGGTTTCATGGATAAATGATAAATGGATTTATGATATTCTTAATCCCTTTATTCATATAGCCAATAAAAAAGCAGGCTGGAATTTTGAATGGGATTGGAACGAATCCTGTCAATTTACCCATTATGATAAAAATCAATTTTATGGCTGGCATTGCGATCAAATTGTAAATTCTCTAGAACATCCTAATAAAAATATTAATGGCAAAACAAGAAAACTATCTTTAACTCTACAGTTGACCGATGAATCAAAATATGAAGGAGGAGATTTCCAGTTTAAATGGTTCAGTGGAAAAAAAGTAAAAATAGATACACCAAAAATTGCCAAAGAATTAGGATCAATTATAATTTTTCCATCCTTTATATTTCATCAAATTACTCCCATTACTCATGGCACTAGAGAATCGTTAGTTAATTGGTCGATAGGGAAACCCTTTATTTAATTTTCAAAATGGTGCAGGATAAACAAATATTTTATCTAAGTGGTTTTTTCAGGTGTGGTAATACTTTATTACGTTCTATTATAAATCAAAATCCTGATTTTTGTATAACACCAAATAGTATTTTACCTGAAGTCGCTTATCGTTTACATGAATTAAAACAAAATGACATATATAAAGAGTATCCTTTAAAAAAATATTTTGATTGTATAATAAAGAATATATTTAAAAATTATTATTCTCTTTACAAACAAAAATACATATTGGAGCAAGGAAGATGGGGTACTCCAGCAAATTTTAATATTTTAAAAGAATATGGGTTTTTACCTGCAAAATTTATAATATTAATTAGACCTTTTGTAGAAATAGTATCATCTCACATGAGGTTAAATAATTTATCTCAACCTCAGACCGCAAAGCAGTGTGATAAATTAATGGAAGAACATGCTCAGATAGGACAGGCATTTTTAGCTTTAGATTTTTTAACCAAAGAATATAAGGAAAATCTTTTAATTATTAAATATAAAGATTTATGCTCAAATACTGAAGAAACAATTAAGAGTATTTATGATTTTTTGGATATTCCTTATTATCAAAAACATAGATTTACTAATTTAGAACAAGTTGATGGTCATAATTTTCAAACAACTATAAGAACAGATAAAACAGAACAAAAAGTATATACAGATAAAATAGTAATACCTCTAAAAGTTAGAGAGAAATATAAAAATGTATATAAATTATTTAAAAAATACGGATCGTAATGCCTCTTGCCATTGTATGCCTAAATACGATGAGTGACTCCACCACCTCATTTAGGACTACCAAACTGGTTTAAAAAGTGATATAGGTCTTTGATGAGAGCAGTGACTCCACCACATACCTCACTGCTCTCTTCAAAGGATTATATATGTTATTAGGAATAGGTGCATTTGCGGAATTACCATTTTCAACGGGAGGACCTCCTGTTACTTATGTAGCTGTTACAGGAAATGCTCTTACCATAGGACTTGGATCACTCACTGTAACGGCAGATGCTAATGTCACTGTTCTGAAGAACGCTCTTGCGATTTCAATAGGAAGTGCTACAATAACCGCTGACGCTAATGTTACTCCTACAGGAAGTGGTTTAACCCTTGCTACAGGAATAGTGTCAGCAATAACATGGAGTGAAATTGATCCAGGAGTAAGTATGACCTGGACACCAATAGATCCGAGTTAATATTATGGCATCATCTTATTCAACCAACGCAGGACTAGAACTTGTAGCAACAGGTGAAAAAGCTGGGTTATGGGGAACGATT